CTGAATGAGCGCCGCAAGATCGACGGCAAGTGCACGTTCCAATCCATTGCCGACATCCAAGTAGCTCTGGACTATCTCGCCAGCCAGATCACGCGCGGCTTCCACTACACCGCCGACCCGTTCCTCGCTGTGCAACGCGGCGAGATGGACTCCATGATTCCGGTTGGTGGCTCACCACTCGACCCAATCTCCGAGATGGATGCCCCTGTCAACATCGACGTTCATGGCAAGCCTGGACGCACGTTTTCCATCCCGTATGGCGCCAAGGCCGAGATGCTGGAGATCGAGGGCGGCGGGCTGGCTGGCGCCAAGGATTGGTTTATCACTCTGCGCGAGGCCGCGCTGGAAGTCATGTCTGGGTCGAAGGCCATGCAAGAGGGTACCGGCAAGGGTAACCCACACTCCGGCAAGGCCCTTGAGATTCTGCAGCAGTCCCTTGTGTGGCTCATTGAGCGCCAGCGTCTCGCCTACGGCGAGCACGGCCTCATCCCGCTGCTTCGCATGCTCATGGAGGCCTACAAGCAAGACCTCTTCGATCTAGACGGCATCTCGACGCCTGCTGACCCCACAATGCCAATGAAGCTCATCTGGCCGACGTGGATGACGCCTACTGGTGAAGAGCTGCTCTCGACTATCACAGCCCTGCAGCTCGCTGCTGGCGGCTCTGTGCGCATGCCGCGCCAGATCGCGCCGATGGATGTGGTTGTGCGCCAGGCCCTCTCAGCGCTGGGCATCTCTGACCCCGCCCCGGCAGTCAACCAGGCCATTGACGAGGCTAGAGAGTTCCTCGAAGACAACCAGGAGCATGAGCTGGCGGTCGAGGCCATCGCACCGAACATCCAGGCCGATGCGACTGTCAAGGCAGCCAAAATCCGGCCTGCCTCCAGCCCCTCCAAATAGCTTTCCGGTTGTGGTATAATAGCCACAGGGCCGGTTACGGCACGGCGCCGTCCGCCGTACTAACACCCAGGAGACCCATCTTAACATGCCAACCGAAACCCAACCGGCCGTAGATTCGGCAGCGGACGGGGATCAAGCACCGGATAAATCCGCCCTTGATGCCACCGACGCTGAAACCACGGTCATCAAAGACGGCAAACCCGTCACCCCGGAAACCCCTGAAGAGAAGCTCTTCAAGAAGGGCTACGTGGATCGCCTCCGCGCCACTGCCGACAACGCGCAGAAGGAAGCGAAGGAGCTGCGCACCAAGCTCGATAAGATCGAGTCCGACAGACTGACTGAGACCGGCCAATTCAAAGACCTCTACGAGAAAGAGAAGGCTGAACGAACCAAGGTTGAGGCGCAGCGGCAAGAGGACCTCTCTGCAGCTGAGAAACGCTTCATTCGCGCGGAGGTCAAGGCGAAAGCTGCTGCTGCTGGCATCCAGGATGCTGAAGACGTCGCACTGTTGGACTTCTCGAAGTTCAAGATTGACGACGCCACGGGCGAAGTTGAGGGCGCCGCTGAGGCCGTTGAGGCTCTCAAAAAGTCCAAGCCGTACCTCTTCAAGGGCACACGCGCTGCCGCTGTGGTGGACGCTGCTGGCAAGCCAGTGCCCCCGGTTGAGAGTAATGGTACGCCTGCGCCAACCGATGCGCTGAAGATGTCGAAGGACGCCTTTAAAACCTACTGGGACGGCCTCGGTAAAGCCAAGTAGTGCCTGGGACCACACCGCGAAAGTGTCATCGCTGCTGCAGGGCTGCGCCATTAGCTAACCGCTCGCGGTGTGGTCCCTGCTTCGTTCTTGATAATGAGTACGATGCGATGCGTCGAGCGCGGGATCGCCACACAATTCGGTGGGCGCGCAATGTCGTGCTTAATAACACCTATCATGCACGTCGTTTGGGGTACACTCCACCAGCCTGCACACCTGAGGAACTCTTAGCCGCCTTTGAGACATCTGGTGGAGTCTGTGCTATTTGTGGCAATTACCCCTCAGGACGCCTAAGCGCCGACCATTGCCATGCTACTGGGCGCCTGCGCGGGTTTCTGTGCCACAAGTGCAATGCAGCTATAGGCCATTTTCAAGATAGCCCCGCCATTTTGAGAAAAGCTATCTTGTATCTTGAAGAGCCCGAGAGCCCAGCGTCTAAAGGGTAGAGGCCATGCCATCCCCCTCAACCAAAACCCTCAAAAGCCTTAAAAAGTGGGACCTCGTTGAGGTGATTTGGTATGACCATTGGTGCCTCAACCCCGCGCAGAACTCTGACAAGTTTTTAGAGAAGAATCTGGTAGACGTTATCCGCAAGACGCTCGGATACTATCTCGGGCAGAACGAACGCTGGCTGGCCATCGCATCGACCGATGATCGCCTAGGGCAAATTGATGAGGGTGATGGAGATGACGTGGAGGGCATCAACATTATGCTCATCTGTGCCATCAAGTCAATTCGTAAGTTGAGTTTGTAAAAGTTAAAGGAATAACACTACTGAGAGTATAACGATACTCTCAAGACTCGTAAGCCAGCTCCTACGCTCCGATCTAGTCGGCCTGGAGGGAATCGCAGTCGCAATACAATTTGCTACTCTTCCCTTCACATAGCACATAGTGCTAGGAGCTTCAGAAAAAACTCATGGCTTTCGAGAACATGCCAGCTTCATTGCTGCCGATCTTCCAGCAAAACGCTCTTAATCGCGCCTTCGGGGATAACCTCGATGCGACGAACGTGTTTCGGCGTACTACGTACCGCCTGCCACTTCCTGTGCGCTCGGGCGAACAGATGATTTACTCGCGTGCTGGCCGCATCTCGCCGGTCTTTGAAGACCTCAATCCTTCGGCCAACGTGCCGCTCGACAACGGTCTCACCAGCGATGCTGGCGGTGTCGGCACCAATCCCGCTCCGTTCCCGTTCGAGCAATACTCGGTCTTCATCGGTATGCTCCCTGGGTCGCCTATTGACCTCAACCTGATTCAAAACCAGGAAGTCATTGCGAACCTCTTCAAGCAGAATGTTGAGAACCTCGGCTCCAATGCCGCGCTCTCGATGGACCTGCGCGCCATCCGCCTCGCGCTTCGCGCGTATGAGGGTGGTTCGACGTTCGCCACTGCTGCCAACAGCGGTGCCACCGTCCACGTTGACAACGCCATTGGCTTCGCCACAGCGTTCGCGACGGCGTCGTTCCAGAACGGCGCGACGTTCCCCTACGGTCTGCCTGGTGCAGTCAGCTCGGGCAATCCGCTCGCGGCTACGCTGAACCACGCTGGCACGATTACGTCAATCTCCGTTATCGGTGTTGCGTATGACAATGCCTCGACCGATGCGAACGGCTACCCGGTCAACGCGACCGGCGCCAATGACTCGTCCATGACGGCCAATGGCCTCAACACGGGCTGGTCTGGCACGCTGACTCTCTCGGCCACGGTGTCCATCGCGGAAGGCGACACAATCCAGGCGGTTGACGGCTCGGTTGTCCTGCGCCCGAATGGCAAGCTCAATCGCTACGACATGGCGGCCACGGACACCATCGGTGCCCAGCTCGTCATCAACGCGGTTGCCCAGCTGCGCCGGAACGGCGTGAAACCGCCTCTAGCGGACGGGACATATCCGTGCTACATCGACCCGGTCGTGGACGCACAGTTCTTCACTGATCCTCAGTACCAGATCATGAGCCAAGGGCAGATGGCTTCGGCTGACTTCGCCAACGCTCGTGTGTCTCGGAACTTCGGCGTGACGTTCATCCCAACGACCAACCTCCCGGCTTATGCTCTGGAGAACTCGTCTAGCGTGAACATCGTCACGCGGCGCGCCCTCGTGTGCGGTGAGAAGTGGCTCCAGGAGTCCCCGTTCGCGGGTACTGCAGGCGCCATCGCCTCGCTGCCTGACATGGGTGTTGCGGACTACCGGATTGTCGATGACATCGTCATGGTCAACCGCATGCCGCTGGACCGCGCGGGGCCGATTCTGTCCTCGATGTGGTACTGGATTGGTGGGTTCGTGGTTCCTACGAACGCAACGATCACGCCAGCTGTCATCCCGACCGCTACTGCCAACCGTTACAAGTCGGCCGTTGTGATCGAGGTCGCAAGCGCCAGCTAAGAGACAGGGTGAGTACGGCGTCGAATACCGTACTCACCTAGATTTCTCTTGGAGCCTAACCTATGCCACTCGATAGCTCTGCTCATCCGGGGATGCCCGCGCTCAACCCTGCGTACACCGCAGCCGACCTCCCAGGTACAGGCGCGCTGGATACAAAGGTTGTTGTTGCCACGCCTGGTGTGGCTGCTACGGGCACGTTTACGTTGGGCGGCACCTTCGACGCTGTAGACACAGAAGTTGAAGTTGAAGGCGTAACGTACACCACGCTTGGTGTGACAAGCCTCGACGCTACCGCTGCCGCCATTGCGGCCAACATTGGCAACACAGGCCTCGTCACGGCAACTGCTAGCGGTGCTACGGTCACGATTACGGCGAACGCTGAGGGCGCTCCTGGCAACGACATCACAATTTCAGCCACGTCGCCTGCTGGCACGATGACCATTACGCCTTCCGGCGCTACTTTGAGTGGCGGCACGGATGATGCTCCATTGGTAGTTACGCCGCTCAAGTCGTTCGCTTTCGTCTACAACGGCCAGGTGCTGGCGTTCTACTACAACATGCCGCGCGTGGTTGACGACGAGCTTGCTACACAGCTGCTCGACCTCGGCCTTGTGACCGCCTAATGCCAGGGGAAACACTCGGTGCTGATGGCGCTGCGGTGGAGACGCTGCTGCGCGCGCGCCAGCTCCAGGAATTCGTAGCTCGCGGCAAGTTCGGAGCTGACGAAGTGGACCTAGAAGTTGAGGCCCCTAAGAAAGGCGTCAAGCATACCGCATGGATTCTCATGCGCGACTGCGTTTGTGTGTCTGCTGGTTCAGGCCCAATTCGCTTTCCTAAGGGCGCCCGCATCGAAAATCTTGGCGTTAAGCACATGCTCGAATCGGCTGGGGCCAAGCTCAAAGCGACGGTTTAAGCCATGGTGACGGAAATGGACAAGATCAATGTCCGGCGCCACCTTGATATTGCGTTCGCCGGTATCCTCGGATACTCGGACACTATCGGCTTGCGCGCCGTCACACGCGCTGGTCAGCTGGAGCTGTATCTCAACGCCCTGCAGCCCGGTGAAGAATCCGTGCTACTCGGCTCGCCCTTTGCGTTGTGCCTGCTGTACGCGCCCTTTACCCTCAACCAAATTCTGGGCTTCACGTTCACGACCAATCTCTCAGCCACAACCCCTACTGTGTGGCCTACGATCTACTACACGGTCACGGCGCAAGATGTCGCTGCCAGCTCCCCCGCTAACTCTGTAGCCGCCAACGCTGGACTCGCCATCATGAATGCTGGCATTGGCATCGTAGCGGCCTCTGGCCGCGTGGCCACATCCACCGCCAATCTCGGCGGCTACGCTGGCTTCGCCGAACTCTACATGACCGCAGCAAACCGCCAGCCGTTCTTGCTGGCTGTGAGTGGCCCGCAGCAGCTGGCCTCTGATGGCAGTCAGCTCCCGTATCCGCAACTCGTGCAGCAAACCAGCGGCACGCAGACAACCACAATCGCTGGTGTGCTGCCCATCGCCAACTACCTTGAGTCCTCGATGTATGGTGTGGATGCTCGTCTCGCCTTCTGGCAGGCTGGTGCCTCTAGCACCGGCGAAGTGAATTTCAACAGAATGGAGCTGCGTCAGCGGCAAGCGCTGTATCGCTACACCTGTCGTCAAATGGCTGTGTTGCTTGGCTTCTCTCTCGGCACTCATCAGGGTGTCGGGCGACAGGCTTATGGCATCCCAGGCACCTAATGGGCGGCGTATCAGCTGTTGACAACGCTCTGCGCCAGGCACTTGGTCAGGGTGTGCCCGTCATCGCAGAGTTCTATGATGTGTACCGGCTGAACGAGCAGTCTACCGGCCAGTGGATTTCGCCCGCGAACTTAGTAATGAGCGGCTATCAGGCGCGCATCGTGTACAAGCCACCAGTCGTACTGCAAGAGCAAATCCTACTCTACAAGATGTTCTACTCCGGTATGTGTGACCCGCGCTCGTTGCAAATTGGTGATGTGCTCGTGCAGACCGGCCCCCCACTGACGGACACGCCCGATGGACGCATCTTCATCTTCGCCGACGTTCAGCCACTCATGGCGCCGACGTTCTTCCGCTGCGAGATTCCGGGCTCCATTACGCGACCCCATGGCCCGCTCACCACGCCAGAACCTCTGCTCGGCGATGGCGGCGAGGCGCGCACGACCAAGCAAACTGAATGGCTGGTGACACTCTCACAGGGCCTCTTCGATGTAACTGCCGATGGTCCGGCGTGCACTATTCCAATGGGCATCGCACTTCGCGAGCGCGGTGGCGGCAAGCAAGAAATCAAGTACCCCACGGCTGGGCCGCGCGGCGAGCTGGACATCTTCGTACCAGACCTGCCCGGCCTGCAGCTGCAGGTTAACGACATGGTTAGCGATAGTCATGGAAATCGTTTTCGCCTTACTGTTATCGCTCTTTATGACGTAGGTCTCAAGGGGTATCAGTGTCGTGCCGAAACGGTCTTCGTCTAGTGATTCGTACAATCGTGGTAGACGACGCCAAACCAATGCGGGATCGTGCCATTATGATGTGTCGCAATACGGGCGTCATGGACATCGTAGGTGAAGCATCCACAGCTAAAGAGACGTTCGCTCTCATCGAACAGCTCCAACCTGATTTGCTGCTCATGGATGTTCAGCTTTTGGAGGGCAACGGTGTAGAGATTGCGCGCAAGCTCAAGGCTGACGGATCACCAGTTAAGGTCATCTTACAGACTTCCATGGGCCAGGGCGGCTCCAGCGGCGTGGAGTTTCCCAAAGTTATCAAGCCGTTTCACGCCGAACAACTCAGGGTGCATCTCTATCAACTCTTCGGTGAGCGGGCGTTGCGAAGTGCCTAGCATCGAGGGGCTGCTGACGGATTTGAAGAACGACCTCGTCGCTACACTCGCACCGTACCAGCCTAACCTACCTCCCAGCTATCCCAACACCAGCCCACTCGCCGGTGCGATTCCGCCTACTCTCATTACGAAGGGCGAGCCGATTCAGTACCCCGTGCTGGAGCGCTTGGAGAATCACTACGCACAAGTCACTGTGTTCGCAATGGGCGGACGTGTTCGCCCTATGCCATATCTCAACAACACGGCTACTTTCAAATCTCTGTTGCTCGGCTCCCCGCCACAGGGATATTGGTACGTGCCGGTTGCTCGATGCACAAAGCAACTCTACATCCAAGTTTGGAGCTACGATGCACCAACTCGCGACGAAATCGGAGCCATCATCCACGCTCACCTGGGTGACTATTATCGCATCACCAATGCCGCGGATGGCACAGTTGAGCTTTACACATTTCAGAACCTAGACGACGAAGATGCGGAGCAGTTGGACTCAGTCTACATCCGTGAGTTCACCTACAACTGCGACTTCATCATGTGCCAGAAGTACAACGTGGCCGAAATCGAACGCATCGTGCAGACGCTGCAAGCCCCCGATGGCACCGTGTACACCTCGCAGCTACCAGAGGGCGTACTCATCCTCGCTGGCGACCAGGCCGCCGATGTGGTTGATGACCCATCCACGCACGTCATTCGCCCTGTAGCAGCCGAAGACACAGCAGCCCAATCCTCCGACGCCCAAGCAGTTCTGCGCGGCATTGGGGAGAACACCATTGACCTCACCGATACCGCCAGCGCCCCTGGGGATACACCATCAACATGATAGCCTATTTTGTCCAGCAGCCGTTTCTCAAGTTCAAAAAGGGGCAAATTCTACCCGAGAATCCAGGGCAGAATTGGCTCGACCGCAACTTTGTCACTCGTATCAATATGCCTAACCCAAAACTTGAAAGGCAGGAGCGCCCTCAGGTCAAATCAAGACCAGAGCGCGTTCCTTCAGAACGCAACTTTCGTGAGGAACCTGCTGAGTAATGGCCCAAACCTTTTACGGTAATTTGAACCCAGCCGGGCTACAGCTCGATGATGTTTACATCGCTGTACAGCCTCCGACTAGTCCTTCGGGTGCCGGTGGCACGCAGCGCAATGGTGGCACGGTAGGTGCCGCTGGTTGGGGTCCTAAGAACACCCCCGTCTACTGCGCGCAGCCTCAGGCACTCCTTACTGCTTTCGGCCTGCCTATCGGCTCGGGCTTCGACATCGTTCAAGAGGGCTCGCTGTTTCTCAATCAAGGTCCAAATGGTGGCCTGTGGGCTGTTCGCGTTACGGACAACACAGATACGGCGGCAACGGGATACCTCACCGACTCCGCTAGCGCCGAGGCTCTTCATCTTACCGCAGTCTACACCGGCTCGTATGGCAACACCATCCGCGTCGTGCTGGCGCCTGGATCAAACTCAACGTCGGGGACGCCGACGTGGAAGATCACTCTGCAACTCGGCTCCAATCAGCCTGAGACCTTCGACCGCGTTCCTCAGGGCTCCGCGGGCGCAGTGTGGGTCAATTTCGTTGCAGCCATCAACAACTCGGTTACTGGTTCGCAGTACGTCGTAGCTGCTCTGCCTGGCAGCCCATCGTCCCTCGCACCGGCTGCCGCTGGCACGTCTGTCACGCTGGCTGGCGGCACTGATGGCTCGGGTCTCGATGACGCCAACGTCCCAGCTGTCGCTGCGACTGGCGAGGTCACGTTCAGCGGAACGCCTCAAGCTGCGCAGGCGCTCTCAGTAACGATTGGCGGAACGCCTTACTCTGCTACTTCCGGCAGCACCTTTGCTCTGTCGGTTGCGGCTCTCGTAGCTGCTATCGGCTCTAGTGGGGATGTTACCGCGACCACGGGTTCCAACCCAGATGTTCTCTATCTCACGGCTAACACTGCAGGTGCTGCTGGCAATGCCATCACGCTGTCGTGTGTGAGCCCAGCTGGCACCAACGACCTCACTGCCTCGGGTGCTACGCTCGCTGGTGGTGCCAACGCTACTCCGAATGTGCTCATTGGCACGCAGGGTGGTCAGGGCGAGCGCACTGGGATGTACTGCCTCGAAGCAACGGCCACGCCGGTTGACGCTGTGTGGCTGTGTGGCTTCACGGATTCCAACAACTGGGCTAATGTTGGTAGCTTCGCACAGTCTATCAATGCACAAGGCTACACGTCCTTCGCTACGGGTCAAACCGTTGCTCAGGTTGTGGCCGCCAAGATCGGCGCCGAACTCGATGGCGGGGGCTATCTGCTCATCGACAAGGACTGGGTGACCTTCTACGACAGCTACCTCAACGGCAACTACTCGGTGCCACCGGCACCAGTTGTGGCTGGTACTGCGTGCTCTCTGCAGCCGCAAGAGTCGGTTGGCAACAAGCCAGTCTCTGGCATCATCGGCACGGAAGCTACGCTCGGTAGCAATCCCTCGCCATACTCTAACAACGATCTCGCGCTGCTCGAATCTAACGGCATCGGCGTCATCACCAATCCAATCCCGACAGGGGCTGTGTTTGGTCGGCGCCATGGTCGCACGACTTCATCCAATGTGGCCACACGCGAGAACACCTACGGCTCGATGACCAATTTCCTGGTGCGCAGCATGGGCTCGCTCCTGGGCCAGTTCGTCAACCTGGTGCAATCGACACAGCAAAATGACCCGGTTCGTCTGGGCGTCAGCTCCGTTCTCAACGGCTTCCTCGGGCCGATGAAGACGGCGTTCCAGATCAATGACTTCACGGTCACCTGCGACCTCACCAACAACACCCCAGCCTCCATCGCAGCTGGCTTCCTGTATGCGTCTGTCAAGGTCAGCTACATGGCGGTCATCAACTACTTCATCGTCAATCTGACGGCTGGCCAAACGGTCAGCGTGTCAGTTGCGCCGAGTTCGTAGGAATAAGGGATAGGGGAACTAAGGTAGCATCATGGCTCAACAAAACGTAGGCCGAGACCTCACAATCTCGTTCAATGTCGGCGGAGTTACACTCGCAGACTTTGGCCTCTACACTGACACCCACTTCCAGCCACAGTGGACGGAAGTTCGCACCAAGCCGACCAACAACGGCGGCATCCCGGAAGCACGCTCAGTGTTCGGTGGATACGATGTCACGATCACTTTTGATCGCGTCAACGGCGCCGCGGAAGCTCTGATTCAGTTCTTCGAGGACAACTGGATCGCGGGCAACCCCGATGTCAGCGTGTCCCTCTCGGCGACCATCCGCAATGCGGACACGACGGTTGACCAGATTCAGTACCTCGATGGCATCATGTACCCAACGGACGGCGGCTCCTTCAAGGGCACGGACGTGGTCCCGATGACGTTCAAGTGCTTCTTCAAGCACCGCCAGACCCTCAGCACAACCGACAGCCTCCTGCTTGGTGCAGGCTCGCTGATCTTCGCTCAGTAAGGAATAGCCTATGTCTGAACATGACTTCCAGCCCGTCGAGGGCGGACCTATTGGCCTCGATGAGCCAGACGAAGCCGAGGAAGAATCCAAAGACTAGTTAAAAGGTTCGCACTTTTGTGGTATAATGGGACTTGATAGAAGTCCCATTTTCCATTTCTAGGAGAACTACTTGCCAGCTAACGCGCGTATCAAACCGGCCCCTGAAGTCACATCTGATGAGGATGCGGCACAAATTGCTGAGGTGCCAGATCACTTCACCATCGCCCTCTCAAACGGCAAGCGGGTCACCTGCCACAAGCCCCGCACCGTTCTGAAGCTGCTTCTGCGGCGCATCCTCACTCCTGAGGAAATGCGTGACAACGAGATTGTTGAGATTGCCAAGGCGCTGCTGTGCATCACCTCGTTCGATGGCGTGAAGCCCCCAATGCGCACGTCCGCTGAGTTTGAAGCGTGCTTGTCGCGCTTCGGCAGTGACGAAGACGTCGATCTCTTCATGAACGAGTGGCAGAAGCTGCAATACCCCGAGGTGCACGACGCCCTCACCAAAGCCGCCAAAGATGGTATGAACGAGGGGCTCTATGGTAAGGAGTTGGAAGACTTCGTCGCCAAGCGCATTCAAGAGATTGCTAAGGACAAGCTCGAAGCGGTAAAATAATTTGCCAGGACGGTGAGTTTCGCTCGATGGCGTCTCTGGCGTCCCCAACTTGGGCGGAAGTTCTGGCGATGGATGAAACTACTCGCGCTGCGTTCAACATTGTCAAAGGTGAGCAGAACGGCGACGAGTACCTCTGGGATGCTGAATGGTACGAGAAGGACGGCTCTCTACAAGTAGGTGGCTGGAAGTCAGTTATTGAGAAGAAGGGCCGCGCTTAGAGGATAGGGGCTGAATGGCTCTAACCCTGATACAATGGCTACCATGGACTCCTTTATCAAGGACATCACTATGATGAAGGTAGTGTGTTCGGAAGAACTCCTCAAGAAGGCCGCCGAGGCCGGTCTCTACGAAGTGAAGGATGAACTCCGTCACCGTTTCGGCGTGTATCCAACTCAGACCGGGTCCTTCCCGGCGTGGAAGCGCTTGAAGTATGGCACCCGCTGGGCGCGCATTAAGCAGGGCTTTGATGAGGATGCACCTCTGCTCCGCAGTGGCTTCCTGCGCGACTCCTATCAAGTAGACCGCGACGAATCCGGGCACCCGCAGCTGTCCTCTGGTCTACCCGAGGCCGCAGCGCACGAGCTTGGTGACGATCATGTTCCACAGCGCTCTACCGTTGGCATCGCCTTTGAGAAGCGCGAGCGCCGTGCGTTTGACAAGGCCATGGAGTACGTTCGTGCGCGCCTGGCGACGAAGGGCATCTTGCTCGGGATGGGCGCCAAGGAGTACGCAGCTACCCATCTCTTTGGTGGTGATAACGAGCCACGCATGCGCCAAGTTGTGAACCGCGGCGGCTTCAAGTCAAGTGCTTTTGGAAAATAGTGGAACACTAGCGCATGCCTAAAATTAGACCCGCCTTTGACAACCCTAAAATGTGTAACACATGTGGTGAAATTAAACCCACCTATGAGTTTTATGCCCGCGCCGATGGTTGCGGCAGGCCTCGCAATGATTGCAAAGCATGCAACATCAAAAGCCGCAAGTCTCGGGCTACCACTCTCCGTGACCACCATAATTTCGATAGCAGCACGCTAAAGCAATGCTCAAAGTGTGGCGTTTCCAAGCTCGTTACGCAGTTCCAACCTAACCCACAAGGGCAGTTCGGTCGTAGGTCTCAATGCAGAGATTGTGAGCGCGAGCTTCACCGCGCAAGGGTCTCTACATGGCCACCAGAGCGCCGGTTTGCCTTGCGACTTGCAAACGCGCGGCACGACGCTAAAACCAGAGGTTATGCGCCGGTTGACCCATCCTTTACTTACGCTGACTATGAGTGCATGCTAACAGAGCAGAATGGTTTGTGCGCCGTTGGCTGTGGTAGAATTGCTACTACCATTGAGCATGACCACTCTTCAGGTGTGGTTAGAGGACTAACTTGCACAAAATGTAATATCGCCATGGGTTTACTTGGAGATGATCCAAACCAGCTCCAGGCTTGCAGTGATTTCCTTAAGAAAGGAGGCAAACAGACATGACAGGCGGTTGAAGGATTGGTATAACTTTCATGGCTGCGAATCTTACGCAGCGTGCATTTTCACAACTTAGCTACGACGCCATGAACGCTCGCAACAGTGTCGAGCGACTGCAGAACACCATCAATCAGTTGCGCACACTTGGCGTGGCCGCTATTGCTGCGTTCGGCGTTGCCGCTGTAAACGTCTTCGTTCGCGCCGCTGAAGCTGCCGGTCGCTATCAAGAGCAGATGATCCTCCTCCAGCAAGTGCTGGGGGTGAGCAATGCTCAGATGGCTAAGATGGATGACGCCATCACCGCGCAGGTTGTTGGTAAGAATGCCCACAATTTCTCGCCCATTCAAGAAGTTGGCATTGCTCGCGGCTTGCAGAGCCGTGGCTTCAACCCCAATCAAATCATTGACTTGCTGCCCACCGCATCGGACACCGCGGAAGCGCTGTACTATCTGTCTGGCAAGACAATGCAGCCGCAAGATGCAACAGCAAATCTCTGGGGCTCTCTGCGTACCTGGGGCTTGGGGCAACCCAGCAACGAAGCCGCCACCAAGGACGCTGCGGATAAAACGATCCGCGCCATGAGCGTTGCGCATCTTACCCCTGCTAACCTGGTCACCGTTGATGCGCTGGTTGGCCCTATTGCTCGTTCCGCAGGTTTTGGCTACACTGACTTTCTACGCGGCGTTGTGGCACTGTCTCAGGCCAACGTGCCAGCCAGCAAAATCGGTACTGGGATGCGTAACCTCATCCTGGGCATGACGCCTAAAGGTGATTTGGCACTTGGCCCAACGTCACACGATGCCGCCCTCATGCGTCTCGGCTTATTGGGTCATGTTGATCTCGCGCGTGCGCGCACGCTCTTCCAAAACTACAACCACGACCGCGTCGCGCATGGCTTGCCAGCTGTGGACTATGCACACATGTCTGCGAAGCGCCAAGAGGCTCTGGCTGAAAAGTACTTTGGCCTCTCGATGAGCAACAATTTCGTCAACGGCAAGATGAGCATGGATCGGGTGGCCACAACACTTAACACGCGGTACTTAGCAGCGCAGCGCGCTGGTCCTGAGGCGCTGTCGATGTTCCGCGCTGACATCGCGAAGTCATTCCAGAAGTGGGCGGCTGGCACGGTCATGCAGTTCGCCATGCAGGGGCCGTCTGACTTGCAGCGTGTTGACCAACAGATTCACGCTCAGATGAGCACGCATGACCGCGTGGCTCAGTTTCGCAGCATGGACTTGCCCGCCATGCAACAGATGGTTGGTAATGCGCTTCAACTCATGATGCAGAAGCTTGGCGGCGCACATGGCGTGACGCCTGTCGCTGGCTCACCTCTTGACCTCATGATGCGCGGCACGCGCTTCGTGCTCGACATCCTCGGCGCCATCACCGATTTCATGACGAAGTTCCCAACGGCCACGGCGTGGATTGGGACGATGATTGGCGTAAGTGGCCTGGGTGGTTTGACTATCGCTGCTGGCATCGCCATGGCCACCCTGTACGCACTTGGCAAACAGTTCATTGCCACAGCGGCCGAAGCTGGTCTTACCAAGCCACAGCTCTTAGCGCAGATTCTTGGCTTCGGGCCATCTGGTGTGCTGCGCAATAAGGCAGTAGAAACTGATACGTATGCTCTTGCTAAGGCGTCGATGGCGGAGGGCGGAGAGGTTGCTGGCGGGGGCCTCATAATGAACCTTACCTCGAAGCTGGGTGGCCTTGGCCGAGCGCTGCTGTCAGTGGGTGTGTTCGCTGCGCGCTTCGCTACGCTACTAATGTCCTGGCCCGTGGCGCTTGCAGCCGCGCTTGCAGCCTTGCTAGTGATCTGGTGGAAGATGCCATACAAGTTTGGCTACGTTCTGGGGTACATGGTGGGCACTTTGGTGACATGGGGGGAGCGCATCCAGGAGTTCTGGACAAATCTATTCTGGGGCTTACTGCGCATGGCACAAGCCATCTTCACGCATCTTCCACAGATGCTGGCTGGTAAGTATAGCCTTGCTGATGCAGCCAAGGACTCTGGGCTCGCTGCACTTATAACCGAAGTG